CCTAATATATATTCAGTAGCTACATTACCTCTATCATCTCTTGCCCACATATCTGCTACTTGATAAGGGTTAGGACCTCCAGCAGTATGATGCAAAAATATCCAGTCTTTAGGAACTGGACCAGGAAAGTATGTGCCCGGCATCATGTAGTGTTTCTTAATCTCTAATGCTTTTACCACTTCTATGTTCTCAGCATTATCAGTATTAAGAATACCCATGTGTGCCCAGGTCTTAGGACCCACTACACCATCAACAGCAAGTCCATTCTTCTTTTGATAGGATTTAACAGCTGATTCTGTTTTAGGACCAAAGTCTCCATCTACAGGGATTTTTAAGAAGTCTTGTAAAGTTCTTACAGATTCTCCTTTACTACCTTTCTTTAGGACTTGCATACTATTTTCTGTTGAGTTTTTTACTCATCATATGAGCAATCCATTTACCTGCTCTTTGTAGCATAGGTGTTTGACCTTCTACTTTGACTGTGGTACCTTCATTTGTTTTAGTTACTTCAACATCAAGTTTTCTTGAGTCAAGTACAAACTTCTTTTCTTCTTCATTAGAAGTAAGAACCACATCTGTTTTAGGTGTGTCAATTACTCTAGTTTTCTTTACTTTAACTTCCGCGTTAACTTCCACTTCCTTCAGTGCTTTTGCTTTTTTTGCCATCTTTCTTTTTTTTATTGGTTACTATTTCTTGATCTGGACTATCTACAACAGTTAGTTGAGATAATGTAGCTGCTACTGTTCCTGCAGTTACTAAATACCCTGCTACAGTTACTACTGCTGTAGGTAATGTAATTGGAGCTGCTATTACTACTCCTGCTGCTGCACCTACTGCAATAGCAATGTTCTGTACTTTCTTCCAGAACTTAGGAGTCGGAGCATTCCATCTTTTCACTAAAGTCATTGTTTTAAAATTAGTTGTTTTACTGCATCTGACAATTCACTTACATGTTTTGCCAGGTTTTTTATTTCTAATTGGGTAAGCTCTTGGATAGCTTGATATTTTAATTGGTTTTCTTGTTGGACTAGTTCTATCTTGCCTTTAAGTTTTCCTATTTCTTCATTTCTCTTTAGATCTGTTTGTACTAAAAGCTCTATGTCTTTTCTTGTATCTAAGTATGCTGTTCTTAAAAAGAATCCAAATATTGTCAATACTGTTCCTGTTACAAAAAGTATTATTGTTAGTACCCAAGTTTCCATTTTTAAAAGTAATAAATATATAAATATAATATACTAAAAATTATTCATACCACAATACTTTACTGAGTATTTTTATTCAAAAGGTGGTATTGGATTACTCCATTCTGATGTATCCATTAATTCTAAACATTCAGAATGAGTTAGTATCTGTAAAGGAACAACAGATCCATCTGTTATAAACTCAGGTGTATCATTCCATTTTAAGACAAATTTTAATCCATCTAATGATAGTCTGATTGTGTCTTCATTGGTTTCAATTACTTGACTAAAATCTACATTGTCAAGGTCATTGATACTTATTATTGCATATACTTCTGTCATGGTACATCAGTTGTAAAGTTAGCATTTGACATGTTTACCATGGTGCCATTAGTGCCATTACTTCCGTAATCAATAATGGTTGGAGCTGTATCACCATCTCCCATTCTATACCAATTGAAAGGATTTAATGCAGTCAAATCTCCTGGCTCACCTCCATTATACATGGTTGAAAAATTTGCAGATTGGTCTGATGTCCAAAAAGCAAGCTCATCAATCTTAACATTGGCAAATCCATATGGTCCTAATGCAGCCACTAAGCCTGTATAAAATGTATAGTTTATATTTGTAAAGGTTGAGTTTGACAATAGAACTCCATTAACCATTTTCTTCAATGTAGTTCCATCATAAGATATTGCAATATGAGTCCATTGATTTAATGGATTACCTCCTATTGCAACAGTGCTTCCATTTATTCTGACACCAAATGTATTAAATAACCAATAAACCTCAAGCCCTTGATTACCTACTCCTGTACTACCATTTATTAAAATACTGTCAGCAGTTGATACCAATGGTTTAGCCCAGAAACTGATTGTTTGTGTTTGTACTTTTCTTGCAACAACATTACCAAAGTTTACATACTCATCAACACCATCAAAGGTTGTACTTAATGTATTAGAAAATGGACTACCAAATAAATATGGATTTATTATCATAACCTTGTTCCAATTAAAGTTACCTTTAATCCTTTAGCAGTACCATCTCCAATTTGATCTATATCTATTGTTATCTGAGCATCATCAGCTAATGAACTATCACTTATAACAGCAGGTGTTGTAGCAGTTGTACTTGTTAATTCTGTGTTGTCAATAGTAAGTTTAGTACTTAAAACAGAAGCACCTGATTTATTAATATCCACAGTAAAAATACTACCACTTGCTTGAGCTGTAGTTAACGAAGCTCTAACCTCTGTTAAGGTCATAGCACATGGAGTTCTAAATGTTATTTTAGCTGTGCCTGTGGTTAATGCTGTTGTCTCATCTGAACATGCCAATTGAATCTCTATAGGAATTGGCTTAGATATTTGTATTAGTGTACTCATTAGTGTATTTTTTATCTACTTACTTCTTCCCAGTCCATGGATGCATAAATAAGTTCTGTATTAGTACTAGCACTTACTATTAATGTGATCTCAAAAGTTTTACTTGTAAATGTATCTCTTTCTAACTGAAAACTAAATAAAGCTTCTTTAAGTATATCTAGATTAACTGAAGATTGTGTGCTTGATGTAATGAATCCAGATGCTAGTGTTCTACCCCCGGAAAAACTAGTTCCTGTTATATTATATTCTACAGCAGAATCTACTGCTGCAGGAACCCATGCGCCTCCAGCTGTAGCACCATTAGCTACTATTTTCCAGTTATATATACCAGTTGCTACACCCATAATAGATAAAGCAGTCAATATAACTACTGCATCTTCATAAGCTGATCTAAGTTTTATACTAACAATAGGATAATAGGTACCTGCTACAGCTAAACTTGTGGGTGCTGTAATATCTGTACCAATAGCCAATTGAGCTCCTCTAAGTTCATAACCTCCTTCAGATATAACACTAGAACATACTTGTTTTAATGTACTAGGATCACCTGTAGTAGCCAAATTAGTTATCTCATATCTTAACGGAAGAGATGCTGTTGTAATATATGTTGATGTAATATAGTTAGCATGATTAAATCTATGACAAAGTATAAAGTTACCATCTATAATAAAACCTATTCTTACAGTTCCTTCTCCCAACCACTCAATATCCATAAACATGATTTGAGCACTTCTAATATCTAATACAACTCCGGAAGGTCCGGTGCCATCTAATTTATCTACATTCCAAGAGTTTTGAGGAACAAGAGTATCTGTAACAACTCCGGTTACTAAACTTCTTTCTACAAAACATAATCCATCAGTATCATTAAGCTCTAAATAAATACCATTATCTGTACCAAAGTAACCTACTCTTTGTCTTAATGATTTTTGATCAGGAGCCATTACAAATGTATTTAATACTAGCAATGACTTACCTGGTTGGTAGGAAAACACTTTAGTAGTCTCTCTAAGAACTTCTGATCCAGCTGTAGTATCTACATTTAGATTTACTAAGCCTTCATTAGGACTAAACACTGCAGTACCTCCACTAGCAGTAGATGTATTCCATAAACCATTGTCCTTGTATCTATGAGATGAATCAAATAAAGTTAAGGGTGTGGATACTCTTAATCTACCAAATGCATCTGCAAGCATTGGTAAATTATTGAGTATATTAAAGTTTGATACTGAGGATGAGCTTATTATAGTTCCCATTATATATAATTAAATGCAATCAATAAAGAAGCTCCTGGTGTTACATTGGTTTTCCAATAAAAAAAACTTGGATCATAATAATTCATTACTCCATTAGCATCTAAGTTAATAGTCATTCCTGGAGCTAATTTAATATAGGTGGCTTCTCCATCTACTGAAATATCAGCATCAGCTGTTCCATCATTAGCAAAAGAAATAGATAAAATTAACTGTCCTGAATAAGCTGTTAAATTTCCAGTTGAATTTGCAGAAGCTAAAAGAACTGGAGTTATTGGAACTTTAGCTTGCTCTTTACATAAAGTAACAGCTACTGAGTCATCACAATCCTGTTGACCTAACGGACCAACGATGTTAACATCTGCTGATAATGTTGTTTGCAATTGAGTAATTATACCTTGCAATCCCTGAAGTACTTTCCATTGCCATGGTAAGTTATTACCCTGGTTTCCACTATCTTTTAAATTTCCTACTGACATAGTGTTATGTTTTAAATAACTGAGGTATTTCTACCTCAGTAAATTGATAATTTATGCAAGAATCAAAAAGTGAATTTTAACTACATTGTTTAATGCTGCAGCTGAACCATTTGGATTTGATAATACAACTTTAAATGAACCTGTTGCAATATCTGAAACACTTGCTACAGGAAATCCTGTTGCAGCCTCATCATATTCTACAGAAACTAAAATTCTTGATCCTGCAACAACATTAGTGTTATTTACAGTAAAGAATGTTTTAGCATCTGCAGCTAATGTAGATGATACAGTAGTTATAACACCATTTAATGTGTTTAGAGTTACCGCTGTAGTAATACTAGTACCCTGAGTTACAGTTCCTGTATTATATAATGTCTGCAATGGAGCAGCATTTACAGCTAATGGCAACCACTTATCATCACGAGATGCATCTTGTGCACCTACTGCAATTAGAGTGTTAACATCTGTTGGGATTGTAGTTCTGTAATTACCACCCTTGATCCAAGAAATAAAATTTAAGATATCCATGATTATAAAGTTTTAATAAATATACACTATAATATACAAAAAAATTTTGATATAAAAAAATCCCCAGCTAAAAAACTGAGGATCTTTCCGTTTGGAGAGTATATAGGTCAAAACATAAGTCCCATAAAGAATGCTATTAGCAGCATTACAATTAAAGTTATATTAGCATATTTTTTTCCTTCCGGGTCTTCTTCCCAGACATTGTGCATCTTATTATATAAGGGTTTGCTCATAGCATTATTTACTAAAAACAAGAACCCTAATACTATTACACCAAATATAAACATGATTCCTTTTATAATCATAGTGAGTCAATTCTTTTTTGTAAATATACTAAAGCTTTTTCTAAATCTTCTTTTTCTGTAGAAATATTTTTCTTACCAGCCCGGGCAACATACTTAACTACATTGCCAAGATAGAAGTCTTTGTCTAGCCCCCAAGCTTCTAGTACTTGGAATACTTCATATACATTATCCTTGCCACCATAATACTCCGGCCGGGGTCCTTTATCTGGTTGTAGATTGAGCACTCTATCTGTAACATCAATAAGAGTAGCTCTTATTTTATTATCCTGACTCATGACTTACCACACTATAATTACATCACCTTCATTAAGAACAAGCTTTATACTTCTATCTATTTCTATTCTCTCTACTTGTTCCATATTAAGTGCTGAGGTTCTTACATATACTTGATCACCTTCCTTCACTTCTTCTACTTTATCTCCTATGGCATAAACTGTAAGTTTACTCCAAAGCTTAGCAGCCTCTTGCATCATTGCCTCTTCATCTTTAGCAGACAACTCAAGTCCTGATTTCTTTCTTTCCGGTACATTCAATAAAATTGTCCGGCCTCTTAATAACTTAAATCCTTTACTCATTACTTATTTTTTAATGTGATTACTTTTACTACTGCCATTTGGGCATTGATTAATTCTCCTAGTGCATGATCAAACAACAAACTTTTTAGTGGCCCTCTTTCTGCCTCATAGTTTGATTTCAAAATCTCAGCCATTTCTGCTGCTAATAACTTTACTTTAGTTACCTCAGAGTCATCTAGATTATCAGGATCTAATCCTACTAACTGATGTCCAAAAGGAATGATTTTATGCTCAATCATTTCTGGAGAATTCTCCGGTACTGGGTAAGTTGGTTTTGTTTCACTCATATTATTTTATTTTAAAATTATGCATCATACTTTTGGGTAGTCTTGTTTGACAACTCTTTCTCTTCTACAAAGTTATCAAGCAAACTTAACTTAAGCTTTTCTAATAAACCTATAAGAGCTAGATTACCATGGGCATTCTCACCAACTCTAACTTCTAGTCCTTCTTCTTTCTCAGTGATGGACAACAACACTTTATCTGACATATTAATTAATTTACTTAGTTTATCATAAAGCTCTCTTGCTTCCAGGTTGCTACCCCCAAGAGCTCTAACCTCCTTGGTAATCTTTTCCCACAACAGTTTTTGCTGTGGACTCATCTCATGTAAAAGGGATTGAAGTGATCATATCAAGTTGTTGGTGCCACAAATATAAAAACTTTTTTTGTTTAAACTAAAAACCCCAGAAAAAATTTCCAGGGCTCTTAGCTTATTAATCAATCAAAGTAAATATGAACTATGCAAATATAATAAATTATTCTGTATCATAAAACATTCTTTCAGAATCTTCTGTATGCCACTTATCAAAACCCTCACAATTGTACCACTCTTTGTTAACCAGATAGTCAGGTTTCTCAGGGAAAGGCTTAGTTACAAAGCTTGGTTCAGACCACTTAATACGGTTGTTAGGTTGTAGAGCAATCTGTCCATTGTCTAGTAAAATAATATGATGACTCTTATGCTCCATAGGATCTTCTGCTAGAGATAGATCTGTATTAGGATCATTAGACCCCCAGTTAATAGTAGCATAATAACTACCCGGGTAGAACTTATGGTCCTTCATATACACCTCTACTTTGGTATCATACAGATATGACAAATGCAGTAGAGTAAACTTGTAGGAGAAACAATTCCATATCTGTAAGTAATGAAAAGGTAAATCTGAATCCGGTAACTTAGGTTCTGTCAATAGGGCATGGGATGGCAACTTGTCACGGAGGACTCCATTCTCAAGGAGCACCTGGAACAATGCAGCTTGTCCCGGCATACACCTCACTGAAATAACTACCCCGGGGGTAAATTCTCCCAGACCTTTCTTACCCTGATACATATACTCATTCCTAACAAATACCTTGAGAGGAAAAAAATTGTGTTCTATATAAGCCATAGTACAAATATAAAAAAAATCCTGGACTGTAACATCCAGGACTTTCCACCCAGTCCGTTGACCAGGAAACACACATCTCATTACAAATATAACAAAAAACCCCAGTACATTATACCAGGGCTTCTTGATAACAATTTAAATTTTTAAGTCATGATTGTCACATCATGTTACAAATATACTAACTTATTTTTAACTACCAAATTGCAATCTTGTATATAGTAGTATGTGATGATGAAGCTATTATATGTTATAGCATGTGATGGGGTATGTGATACAACACCCCACCCTCAGCCAGAATTGGTGGTACCCCCCGTGCAAATTACAGAGATAAAAAGTTTTTAGGACTGCATGCAATATTTTTATCTGTGGGAAAAGTATTTGTAATAGCATGATGATAGTATGTAGATATGATAGTATGTATGTAGTAATAGTAATAATATATATGGAGCTTGGCAAGAGATATCTCAACCAACATAATATATAATACTAGCAGGCAAGCACACACAAGATATATGTATAAGGTGGTTCTTCTCCACTCATAATATATAGAGATTCTTATGATAATAAGGAATGTTTCCTGGGGGATTCTC